CCCGTACAAGCCGCCAAATGGTGATGTAGCTCAGTTGGTAGAGCAATGGATTGAAGCTCCATGTGTCGTTGGTTCGAACCCAACTATCACCACAATTATATGGTAAAACATATAAAAATGTACCCGATAGGGTATATTATACGCTAAAACGTATAAAACGTACCCGATAGGGTATAAAAGGTGCTGTAACTCAGAGGCGAGAGTGCTAGTTTGAAACGCTAGAAGTCGGGATTTCGAAATTCTCCAGTACCACAAAATGGGGGCAATGTGAAGTTGAGTAGGTGATTCACTAACACTGAAAATACGGATAATATCGCCCATCTCTGAAAGGATAGTTACTTATTAGGAGTTTTTGGTTGTAGTGTAATGGTTAACACGCCTGGTGGCAAACTGGGCAATATGGGTTCGAATCCCATCTACTGAGCAAAGGGGGTATAGCAAAGATGGTCTATGCGTGTGGTTGAAGACCATGAGATGTTGGTTCGATACCAACTGCCCTCACAAATGCTGCTGTCGTCTAATGGTTAGGACGTGTGGTTTTCAGCCACAAAATGAGAGTTCGATTCTCTTCAGCAGTACAATATAAGACTAAATATAGCTATGAGGTCAAATGGTTAAGATATCGCACTGTCACTGCGTATGGAGCGGGTTCAACTCCCGTCATAGCTGCAAAAGTAAGGAACGTACAACCTTACATAATCCCAGGTTCGAAACTGGGGAGTACTTTTGGTGTAGTGGGCACTCTGCCCTTTAGTACCAACTATTGGAGTCCATTGAGGGCTTACGTTGGGAAATGGGGCGGTGGTATGTGGGGTTCGAATCCCCCTTAAGTGGCAAAGTATGCTGCGTAATGCAAATGGGTGAGCAACTGGGCTTTCAACCCAGCCTTTTGGAGAGTGGGTTCGATTCCCACACGCAGTACAAAATTATAAAATATGAAACGCTTGGGAGCCATAGATTAGAAAGAATAAACGAGAAGACCAAAAACATGGGTTCTCGTAAGGATAGAAAACTGAAGAAGTATTCAAATAACTTTAATAAGATGTTTGATTTCTACTTAAGTGTTTATCGAAGTGGACTTATCACATTTTGTGGTAATACAGTTAACGTAGATTTTGATGTTGATGGTAGTGATGGTAAGTTAGGCTTTAGGGAATATGATAATGGTAGGTTTAAACAAAGGACCCCAGTATCAAGACATCCCAACATACTTAAAGGTGTTATCATCGGTAAGAAAGGTTGGGGACTTTGGTTGAATAATTGGTCAGAAGGAATTGTTGAGTGGTCATTTACTAAAGAAGAAATACTGGAAGAGTTCAGTAGTAGAAATATAGTAATTCCAGAATCATTGATGAATGATTGGGATAATAGATTAGAGACATTAAAACGAAAACGTAATCATAATATGTATATGGATTACTTAAAAAATAAATCGTGATGTGGTGTAATGGTAACATGCTTGGTTGTCTCCCAGGTGCTGAGGGTTCGATTCCCTTCTTCACGGCAAATAGTCCTAAGAATAAACCGTAAAATCGGTTGGATTTAAGCTATCTTATTCAAGTGTATCGATGAAGCTTGGGTAATATAAATTAGATGGTCTAATACTAGTTGGGGGTTCGATTCCCTTTAGGACTGCAAAGGTTGTTAACGGTAACGTCTGGTAACATCTGGTAATAATAAAAAAGCTAAGTCGTTAGTTTATAGGGGTTTAAAAAACGCCTCTGGTAACGTCTGGTAATTAAAGTAGGAAAAATATGACAAAAAACGACATTAAAAAGGCATTATATAAGCAAAAGCCAGAGGCATCTCTTATATTGGTTAGAGGTGGTATTGTACATTATGAGTGTTCATTAGAAGACGGAACGGTTCTTTATTTTAATGTACCAATGGAAGATATGGGTGACGCTGGATTTTATCCAATAATGGATGCTAAACATCTTCAAAGGTGGTTACCAGAAGAATAATTAAGATTGGGGGCACATGTACCAAGGCCTTGGCGAGTTTGGCTTGCAACCAGACTGTGGTGGGTTCGATTCCCACTGTCTCCACAATCTAACCACAGCCAAAAGTGGGTAATAAGTACTCATTTGGCTGCGGTTAAAACATAGTCCAATAAGCCCCGTTGGTTGGGGACCTAGACTGTCACTCTATGCAAATAAGGGTTCGAAACCCTTTTGGACTGCTAAATTTTGGGGATGAAGCTCTACTGGCTGAGCACTTGACTTGCACTCAAGAGGTTGTGGGTTCGACTCCCATCATCTCCACCAAAATGTTTTTAAATAAAAATAAATCACTAATTATTTGTGACTTTAAATTATTTGTACTATATTTGCATTATAAAATATAAAACATAATTATGAAATCAGTAGAAACATTAATATTTGACAACGCAAAAGAATTTAAAAAGTATTTAAAAGGTATTAGTGTGATGCCAGAGTCTTTTAATAGGTCTGTCAAAGAAACCCACGTTGCTAATATGAAAAAATCAATAGAAAGTATTGGTGTACAACGAGCAATTATTGTGATTGAAACAGATGTGTTCGATGGAATAAATAGATTATATACGGCAGATGGACAACACCTTAGAAATGCAATATTATCAACTGATGATGATAAACTAGGGAAACATTTTGTGGTATTTGTTAATACAACCGATTCACTTGGTGATATTATTCCATTCATTAGTAGAATGAATAGTACTGCTAAAAATTGGACTAGTGATGATTATTTAACTTCTTGGGCAAGACATGGACTTGAAAATTATATATACATTAAGCAAAGAAAAAAAGAAACCCATTTATCAGTTAACATGTTAGTTAGTGAAGTATATGGTAGAAGCGTATCAATCAAACTTATTGATGAATTTAAAAATGGTGATTTAGTTATTAATAGAGCACAAGGTACTGATATCCTAAGAACATTTGATGAAGCATGTTCATTAGGTTTAACAAGATGTAATGCTAGTCTAACAGCAACGGCTAGAATATTAAAAACCAGACCAAACCTTAAGGGTGATTTTTTATCGATGATTCAATCTAATAGAACAACCTTTAGTCATAAATTAAATAGGGATGCTTATATTACATTATTTAAAAACTTTTTAAATATTGATGATACTAGAAAACCAAATAAAGTTAAAATAGGTTCTGTCAGTAGTAAAGTTACAGTTAGTAAGCCAATTAAAGAATTAGAAACAGCATAAGATATGTTTAAAGTGATAGTCGCAGGTGGTAGAGATTTCAATGACTTTCCAAGGATGGTCATGGATTTGGATAAACTCCTTAAAAATAAGGATAGTGTCCAAATAGTAAGTGGAACTGCATTAGGTGCAGATAGACTTGGGGAAAGCTATGCCAGAACAAGAGGGTTATCACTTAAACAATTTCCAGCTCCGTGGAGAGATATTGAAGGTAAACCAGAATCAGAAATTGGAACAACCAAAGGTGGTGAGAAGTATTGGAAGTTGGCTGGTCATTTTAGAAATGAACAAATGGCAGACTACGGTGATGCATTAGTTGCTTATTGGGATGAGAAATCTGGTGGTACTGGAAACATGATTAAATTGGCAAAAAGGAAAAAACTATTGGTAAGGGTTAAAAAATATTAAAATGGAAAACAGAACATTATCAGAAGAAGACTTTAAGATTTGGACTAAGTTCAAGACTCAAAATAAATACCAATATGAAAGGTTTTTAGAGGATTGTGCACACGATGAATTATTAGAGAAACATAAAGATGAAATTGATGATTTCATAGGCAAGAAATGGCATACAGAAGGAGCCCACGGTTGGGAATGTCATAGTCCAGTTAAGGTTTGTGTATATTCGGTAGATAGTTGGAAAGAATTTGGTGATGAATGTTGTTCTTATTGTGGTCAACCAGAAGAAAGAAAATAATTATGAATTTTATAAAAAAATACTTTCACAAAACTAGGGTTGAATTAATAGATATTAAGGTTAGTCAAATCCTTGAATCTATATATCAAGATAATGATAGTTTTACACACCTGGAACAATCAACAATACTAAATAAATTGTTTACCAATTTTAAGATTAGAAAGGGTGATGATTTAGGTGTCGTGATTAAAGAAAAAGATGATATTAATGAGGCTTTAAAAATTCTTGAAAAATAATTTAAAAAAGACTTGTTTTATTAAATTAATAGAACTATATTTGTACCATAATAAAAATAACCATTAAAAAGGTTACTGGTTAGAGAGTCAAAGCGTAAGTTTTGGCTTGAAAGGTTCAATTCCTTTCGAAACCCTTCACGGGGTTTTGATTTTACCTTTTCAGATTAATATTTTTATTATAATTGGGTGTATAGCTTAGTGGTAGAGCACGGATATTACTTCGTGTGATTTATAAGTGTTTACATTTTATCCATATACTGGAGTTACTGGCCTTTTTAAGCCCGTGGCGGAGGTTCGATTCCTTCTGCACCCACTAAAAATTGAAACCATAGTTTGAGTTACTATACGAAAAAAAAAAGATACTCTTTCTGATTTATTCAATTTTTTTAACATAAAAAAATTAACCATTGTTAAGGTTACTAAACTATATTTAAATTGTAAAAACTACCTTAACAGATTTCTAATTTTTTTTTTATATAAATATTAACCATTGAGAGGGTTACTCCAACGGTCTGTCCCGAAAGGGCTTGCCGTTACCAAAGCCACCTTTTCAGATTTTTAAATTTTATTTTATTATGCAACACTTAATTACACTTATCAAAAGAAAAGGGCTATCAGTAGAAAAAGGTAGTTCTAACAACCCAGAATTAGTTCACCAAATTAACCATGAGTTAATGAACAATGGGTTTATCCTATCTAAAGACTTATTTGATAGGTTAGCTACAAAAACAGTAGACGAATTGACTACAATTATGGATGATTTACTTAAGGGTATTAATCATGTTATTGGTGGTAGTGGTTACGTTGCTACATATAAAGGTTTCCCACAATCCGTATTGGCTATTTCATATAACGAATTCGTGATGAATGCAATCCTTTACTACTGGACAAACCAAGCTTGGAGACCACAAGAAACTGTTGGTATCGAAAGAGAATTTGGTTTTGAATTAGCAAAATTAAAAGAATTATCACTTCTTGAGGTATCTCAAGTTAAATCAGTATTCACTGATATTATATATGCTAACAATAGTATTTCTGCTTTTGATAAAGAGATTGTTGATTACTTCATCCAAAATGGTGCAGAATTCAATTTCGGTAACATCAAATTTAAAGAAATTGCAGCTTATGTTGGTCAAAGATTATTAAACGAAACTAATGTAGAGGTATTACCTACTAAGGATGCAACCAATGTTCTAAGAATTTGGGCTGCTTATTCTGGTGGTGATGAAGGTCTTAAAACTAATACTAGATTTAAGAACCCAACAAGTAGACAACGTGGTGTACTTTTAAGAACTCTTGAAGGTTGTTATAACCTTGAGGATTCATTTAAAGGTAGAAGAGAAATGTGGTTAAGATTCCTATTCTTGTTACACCCAGGTACACCTAAAAACGTTAAAAGGTATCCAACATTAGGTGGATATACTAATAAACTTAGGAATACACCTAAATTACTTAAAACGTTTAATGCTAAAATCGAAGGATTATTAGATGCTAAAGATGTTTCAGTATTTGAACTATTGGCTAAGAGTCCAGGTGTCTTTACTCGTAGACTTGACCATTTGGTTAGAGTGTTCGGTATTATGGCATTTAATAAGTGGTCAGATAGTAATCCATCAACTAAGAACTTGATTCAAGCGTATAACCACTTTACTGATAGAGATAAAGTGAGTGATGGTAGAGGGGCAATCCTTGCAGATGCGTCTCAATCTAAAGTTGTAACGTATAAAGCGTTAGAGCCATTAGATGCTAAACTTGTTAATACTATTAAGGTAGGTATTATTACTTTACTTAATGACACTGTTAGTGATACACTAGGTGATAAGAAAATATTTATTGACTTACCACTTTATTACAGACCATTAGATGCTAATAATAGAGCTTCTAACTTGAGTCTTAATGGAAACGTTAACGGTACTGTTGAAAGAGCAGATGTTGAAAAAACCATTAGATTATATGTTCACTGGGAAGGTAGAGATGATATTGATTTATCTGCATTCTCTATCACAAGTAAAAACGATGTGAATAAGATTGGTTGGAACAGTCACCATAAAGTTGATGGTATTGTTTATTCTGGTGATAACACTGGACATAACGATAAGAATGCCGAATACATCGATATTACACCAAGTAAATTGGCTAGTGGTACTGAATGGGTAATTGTAGATGCTAATATCTATAGTGGTAAACACAACTTTAAATCATATGATGGGAGAATCAAAGCTGGTTGGATGCTTAGAAGTAAGCCAGAATCAAATACGGCTTGGTTACCTAAAACAGTTGCAAATGCACAAGTATTGGCTTCTGAAGGTAGAATAGCATATTTAATGGCTTATCACGTACCAACCAAGAGTATTGTATACTTAGATTTAACTAGCGACACAACCAATGTAACAAATGGTGAAGATGCGTTGAAAATGAGAATGTTCTTAGACAGATTCGTAACTCTTAAGAGTGATGAAGACCTTTCTTGGGATAAAATTAACCAAGGACACTTGTTACATTTATTAGCTGGAGAGGTGGTAGATGATGCTAAATTAGCGGATATTCACTTCAGTGAATTGACAACAACCGAAGAGGTTAGTAAATACCTATAGAGGTATTATAAAAATAAATGAAGATAACTATCCCTTAAGTATTTTAAGGGATATTTATTTGTTCAATAAATAACAATAAATTAAATTTGAAAATGATGGTTGAAACTTTAAACCTTAGAACTAGGTATGCTGAGAAGAGAAGACATGGTATACATTCTAAAACACCTAGGGTGATTTGGAAAAGCAGAAGTAGACATATTGCTTAATGTTAATAAAACGTTAAAAGCTTTGTTTATTTAAACTTAATACTTATATTTGTATATGAGTATTTATATGACTTAGTGGCACTGGGCGTGTCTGGGCGGATTCTAAACCTGCTTATTGGGGTTCGAGTCCCCACTTCGTCACTAACATTAAAACAATTATATTATGAAAACAACTGAATTTACTTAGGGCTACGTAGAGAGTCAAATGAAAGAAACCCTTCAAATGGAAGGTCTAACTGTGTACGAACATGGTGAGAGTGTGTGGGAATACACTAAAAAAATAATCTCTGGTGATTTTGACAAGATGAAATTACCCCTATGGTTCACTGAAAACCATAGATTTATCGTGAATAACTTACACGATATAAAAGATATCAAACAATACAATATATTTCACGATTGTGGGAAGCCGTTTTGTCTAGAAATAGATGAAGATGGTAGACGACACTTTAAAGACCATGCAAAGGTATCCAAAGAAACCTGGATGAAGATTTCGGATAACCAAGTGGTTGGTGATTTAATAGGTTATGATATGGCATTACATTCTGATACTGCCGATACCATTAAATCATATGATTGGGATATTAAGACTGCTTTTACCTTAATGGTAACTGCATTCGCAGAAATCCATTCAAACGCAGAGATGTTTGGTGGTATTGAATCTACATCATTTAAGATGAAGTGGAAGAAATTAGATAGGAGAGGTAAGATGCTCTTAAAGATGTTTGAGGAAGAAGATATTCATCCTTATTCTTATGTGATTGTAAGGAATGATATTCCAGAGAGTCATAAGACCGTTCAAGGCACACATGCTGCAATCGAACAGTTTAGAAAAAGTGATATCAATTTTCACCCATCAATTATTTATGTGGTGGTGAAGAACGAGTATAAACTCAAACAAGTTATTAAAAAATTAATTGAATCTGGTATTAACGTTTCTATTTTTAGAGAACCGATGGAGCCTTATGATAATAGCATTACTGCTGTTTGTACTGAACCCATTACTGGTGACAAGAGGGAATACCTCAAAAACTTTATGTTATTATGAAATACAATGAGATATATGGTGATATAGTCACCCTAGGAAAAGAAGGTAAATTTGATGTAATTGCACATGGGTGTAATTGCTTCTGTAGAATGGGGTCTGGCCTTGCCCCACAAATGGCAGATGCGTTTAAATGTAACGTTTTCCCATTAGAGCGACTAATATATAAAGGAGACATCAATAAGTTAGGTCAGATTGATTACCAAGAAGTGAAAGTTAATGATGGTAAATCTCTTATTGTTGTTAACGCATACTCACAATACGGATATGGTAACTACCATGGAAACGTAAACACACACCCAATAGACTATGAGGCTTTAACACTTTGTTTTAGAAAAATGAATCATAGGTTCGAAGGAAAACATATCGGATTACCAATGATAGGGGCTGGTCTAGCTGGTGGAGATTGGGATAGAATCAAGAATAGTATTCATAATGAGTTCACAAAATGTGACGTTACCGTAGTTATTTACAAGAAAATGTAAAAAACATTTGGTAGATTCAAAAATTAATATTATCTTTGTAAAAGAATAACAACGACCCGTAACAGATATAGTTTCATAGACGGTTATAAGATTTCTTATCTTATCTGAGTAAACTGTCGTAGTAATACTAAGTATGGAATGGTTATTAGGATGTTAGGTTTGATTTTCGTATTCGCAACAATAGGCTATTTCTACTCAGATTAGTTGAAGATAGTGATGTGAAAAGAATAATTAGAGGTTCGAATCCTTTAGGGTTGACAAAAAGGATAGATATATTTGTTTTATTCAAAAAAAAGAACTATATTTGTCAAAGGTAATATTAATTTAAACATTTAAAAAATGAGTTTTAAAGATTTATTTATCGTAAACGATAATAAACAAACAGAAAAGAAAAAAACTTTTGATGGTGGTACTAAAAAGTTTAAAAACAGTTTCCCAACATCTGAAACTGAAAAGGTAGATACTTCTACCACACCAAAGGATTTCTTTAATAACCCTAAAGATGTTTTTAAACCCACAGAAACACTAACACCAAATAGTGATGTGTGTGAACCACATATGGATAAGATTATGTCTATGTATGAAGAAGGGTTCAATAAAATGAACCAAGATGGATATGATTTCTTTGAATTTTTCAAGGGTGTTGTTGAAGCCGATGGTGTTGATAACCCAACCGTATATAAAATGGCACTTAGCATGGCTAAGAATATGGGTGGTTCGGTAACTAAAGAATCGTTACTTAATCAAGCCGACTACTACTTAAAAGAGATTAATACTGTATACGAACACTACGTAGCACTTGGTAAAACCAAGAGAAGTAATACTCTTACCCAAAAAGAAAATGAAGAATCAACATTGAATTCAGATTTAATTAGAATCAATAATGAGATTGCAAGACTTAATCTTGAAAAGGGAACTGTTCAAAGGTCTTTAGAAACAATAGATGGTAAGTATACACCACAAGTAACAGACATTGATTGTAAGCTTTTAGCTAACAATCTTGCAAAAGAAACACTTGTAAATTCAATTACAAGCGTAGTAAATGGAATCAAAAATAACATTTAATAACAATCAATTTAAAACAAAAATTATGAGCAACGGTAACACGGGTAGTAGATATCCAATTTTAAATCACTTTAATGGTGAGCAAATTAAAGAGTCAGTAGATTCTTTTAGAAAAGGTGAAAAAGGATTATTCTTTTTCATGAAATTAGCAGCATTAATCTTAGTGGCTGCGGGTCTTTGGGTATATGTTTTACCACCATTATTTATTATGGCTGGTAAAGCCTTAGCAGTAATTGGTACATTAGTATTAGTAGGTGCATTTATTATTGCATTACCAGTAATCGTTAAAGGATTACGTAGATTTACAAGGTTTATGCATAAGTCCCTTATCAAACATGACCCATTCGGTGAATTGTACGAGCAAAAAGATAAGCTTAAAGCTAATAAGACTAATTTCAACCTATCTCAAGGTAAAATTAATAACCTTAGAGAACAAATGGAAGTTAGTGCATCTAAATCTGAAAATGATGCAGCCGATTACCAAGAGAAAATACTTCAATATAATAAGAAAGCATCTAAGATTAAAGCACGTATGAATGCTGCTATCGAAAAGTCTGGTGCTGCAGCCAAAGGTGAAGATGAATACATTAATGATAATGTAGAGTTAATGAAAGTAGTTTCACAAGCCAGTAGAATTGGTCATATGCTTGAACAAGCCAAAGACTTCGTTGTGAAGTATGGTCTTAGGGCAGCAACAATGAAAAGACTTGCACAAAAACTGATTATGGTTGGTGCAGCTTTAGATATTAAAATCCTTGATTTTGATGCAACAATTGAAATTCTTGAAAAAGATTTTGAATATGCAAGAGAAGCAAGAGAAGCGACTACAGTAGTTAAAAACTCATTAGAGTTTGAGGATGGATGGGAAGTTAAGTATGCATTAGGTGTAGTAACAACTACAATTGCACAAGATAACGCAATCACAAGTGCTAATTTCACAGACATTAATGCATTAACTGCAAACTATGATATGGATTCTGATGTATTATATGACAAGTTAAACATTCTTGCCGATAATATTAACACTGGTAATGATATCATACCATCTGCAAACAAATTTAATGCAGTTGATTACAAGCCAACACATGAAGAGAAGATGACTGCTGGTGGTGGGTTTGGAAGTGATATGTTTTAAAAAATAAAAAAAAAAGGGGTAAATATTTGATTTTTAAATATATTAATCTTATATTTGCCTCATATTAATAATTAAACAATTTAAATAAACGAATTATGAGTACAGAAAACAATGGATTAATTTCAAGAGACAAAGGAATGTTCTCGAAAATGACACCCTTATTAAAAGTGATATTGGTGGTAGCAGTTTTAGCAATAGTAGGAGTGGCTGTTTGGTTTGCTGCACCTGGATTAAGGGTTTCGGCTTCTCAATCGTTAGATGAACTAACATTGGATGACACGAAATTAGACAATCAATCAGATTCAAACTTGATTGTATTACCAACAACAAGACCTTCTAATAAGGTTCAAAGTACACCTCAAGTGACTATTGGAACTTATGCTTGGAATGGTTTAACACCTCTTGCGGCTGCAACTGGTGGTCCTTTTACAACAAAAGGTTCTTTAATGGAAACTAATGGTGTAAACTTAAGAATTGTACGTCAAGACTGGTTATCTGGTTTACGTGAAATGCAAATGAAGTTCATCGAACAATTTGATGCTGGACAAGAATTCCCAGACTCTGATAGAGCTGCAATGGGAATTACAATAATGGGTGATGGAGCACCTTTCTATATCTCCACAATGCAAGGAGCATTAGATGCTAAGTTTGGTAAGGGTAAATATCATGTTGAAGTGGTAGGTGCATTTGGAATGTCAGATGGTGAAGATAAGGTGATTGGTCCACAAGAGTGGAAAACTAATCCTAAATCAATGATTGGGGCATTAATCTCAACAGTACCAGGTGATGGTGACTGGGTTACATTGTTAAACTATTGTTTTGCAAATGGACTTAAGGTTAATCCAGACTTTAATACTTATGATGCAGATGCAGTAAATATTTTTCCATCTAAGGATGATGATTACATCAACTCTGCGAAAGAGTTAATCGCTTCTCAAACAGAAGGATTTACAGTATCACTTAAAGTGGTTAAAGATGGTCAACTTACTGGTGAAACAATTCAAAAAGAAATTGATGGTTGTGCAACTTGGACACCTGGAGATAAAATGGTGTTTGATGCATTGGTTGGATATACTGATATTGCATCAACAAGAGACTTCCCAAATCAAATGGCAACAACACTTATAGTTGTTAAAGAATGGGCATCTACACATCCAGAGATTGTTTCAAATATTCTTAAGTCGGCATTAACGGCTGCTAATCAAATCAAACAATATGATGAATGGGCAGTTAGAGGTTCAGAAGCTATTGAAGCAACTTTTAAAGTAGAAACACCACAATACTGGTATGATATGTTTAAAGGTCAAACTGGAACTAAGAATGGTATTACATACAATATGGGTGGTACGAGAGTACTTAACTATGCAGATGTAATGCAATACTACGGTATCACAGATGGTACTAATAGATATAAAGCAGTTTATAATCAAGTATCGGGTTACTTAGTAAACCTTAATCCTTTTGGATTTAACGAATCGGTTGATGGTATTGTACCTTACGCAGATGCAGTTAACTTGTTCTACCTTAAGAACATCAATGATATTGATGCTGGTACAACAGTAGAGGTTGATTATACAACAACAAAAACAGAAGTATTAGCAGATGGAGATTGGTATATCAACTTCAACACTGGTAGTGCAGAGATATTAGGTTCATCTAATACAGACTTAGCTTCGATATATAATTTGTTAGTTCAAGCAGAACAAACAAAGATATTAGTTAGTGGTCATACAGATAGTACTGGTAGTGCTAGTGTTAACTTCCCTCTTTCAGAGAGCAGAGCAAACTCTGTTGTTAACTACTTAGTTAAACGAGGTATCTCAAGAGATAGAATACAAGAAGTAAGTGGTAAAGGAGATTCTGAACCAATTGCATCTAATGGTACGAATAGTGGTAGAGCGACTAATCGTAGAGTACAAGTAACATTTGTTCAATAAGAACAAGTAACAAGTTAAAGGCAATCCCACTAAAAAACAAATCGGGGTTGCCTTTATTTATTAAATAAATGAGTATAATTAATTAAAAACAATTATGAGAAAAACAATTTTATTATTATTAGTGATGTTAATGTCCACAGTGGCATTCTCACAAACGGAAGTAGAAACTACAGAAGTAGAAACTACAAAAACTAGCTTATGGAATCCTTACATCGCAGTAGGGTTATCTGTAACAGATTCAAATGATTTTGATGCTACATCTTATGTATCGGCAGAGTTCGGTACTACTATGGATAACTTCTCAGTAGGGGTGGTATTTGGTCGTAATAACCTAGTAGACATTGGAAAAGATGAATCTTTTAAAGGTGAAAATGGTTATTGGACTGAACTTAAGATTGCAGCTTCAACCCCATTAGGGTTTGTTGATGGATATGCTTTAGTTGGTGTTGGAACATACTTTGATGGTGGTGGAACATTCCTTGAATATGGGGCTGGACTATCTAAAAATCTAGGACCAATTGATGTTTTTGTACAAGTATCAAATTGGGATGGCACGACATACGTGACACCTGGAATAAGTGTTTCATTATAATATAGTGAACAAATAGAGATTAAAAAAAGGGTTAACATATGTTAACCCTTTTTTTTATTTAAATTAATTTGGTAGTCTCATTTATTTAACTTATCTTTGTATTATATAAATAAACAAAAACAAAATGAAATTAAAACAATTATTATTATTCGGAATTTTAACCTTAGTAATGGGGTTAACAAATGTTAACGCACAAGACTTTTATCTAAACGCTAATGGTGTCACTTGTATGTGTCCAACGGCAAATATTGGTGATAGTGGTGTTGTTAATGGTGTTACCTATACTAAAAGAATCGCAACCGAAATAACCGATGTGAACGCATCTACTACTTGTACGAGTGGTATAACAGATATGTCATATTTGTTTGATTCTCATTTTTCTTTTAATGGTGACATTGGAAGTTGGGATGTGAGTGATGTTATAAATATGAGTGGGATGTTTTGGGTTGCAACTGATTTTAACCAAAATATAGGAAGTTGGGATGTAAGTAATGTTATTAATATGGACAATATGTTTCGAGAAACAACTTCATTCAATCAATATTTGGGGGATTGGGATGTAAGTAATGTGATTAATATGGAGGTTATATTTTATGAATCACAATCTATTAATCAAGATTTTAGTAATTGGCAATTTAATCCTAATGTTAATTTGAATTATTTATTCAGTAAATCTGGGTTGGATACTGATAATTATGATTCCTTATTACAATCCTTTGTGAATCAGAATCTTTTAAATAAAGAGATGGTTGCTGAAGATTTAACATATTGTAATGAAACCCCCAGAAATGAATTACTCAATAATATGGGGTGGATAATTACTGAAGATTTATATCTTCAACCTAATTTAGTAGCACCAATTAATCTAAATATTGAACCCAACCCAACGACTTGTGTTGCTACTGGTGTAGACCTTGGCACACCATCCACTACAAATGGGTGTGGTGTTGGTGTTGTGACTAATAACGCACCTACTGAGTTCCCAATAGGTGAAACAATAGTTACTTGGACACTTACTGATGGAAATGGTATTACGGATACAGACACACAACTTGTTACAGTTACATTATCTGTTGATGTTGCTGAGGTTTGTTATGTGACCAGTGATGATGTTGTGGTAACTAATAATAGAATCTTTCTTTTTAATATCGATGGTCAAAATGTTGACAATTACGAAGTATTAAGAGAAACAACAACGGGTGGAGTTTATGAAACAATAGGTTTTATCATACCACCAGCAAATTCATTTTTAGACACTACTTCCAATAATAACACTCAAGCATATCGTTACAAAGTTCAAACTTTAGATGTGTGTGGTGCAATGTCAATTGAATCACCTTATCATAAAACAATATTATTACAAAGTAGTATTGCAGCAAATCAAACAATAAATCTTAGTTGGACACCATATGTTGGTACTGATTATACCACATATAATATTTTCAAACAGATTAATGGTGGAACGTTTGAATTATTCACTTCAATAGCTTCAACGAATTTAACATATAATGATATTGATGTGGACATAGCATTAAATGACTATGCATACTTTGTTTCAATTGATGTTGGTGGTTGTGTCGGAACACCATTTATGTCAGAGTCGATTAAATCAAATCAAGATGGTACATTAATACTTGGTATTAATGATAATGAACAATTGGAAAAATCAATTATATTATTTCCAAATCCAACGAGTTCAATAGTTAATATTGAATTACCAGATGATTTAACATTAAATGAAGTTAATATAATAAACAATCTTGGTCAAATAGTTGCCCAATATAATAGTAAGTCTTTTAATATCGAAGCATTATCAACTGGATTATATTTTTTAAATATCAATACCAGTAAAGGAAGTTTCGTTAAACGTTTAATTAAAAACTAAAAACATTATGAAAATATTAAAACCTTTTGAGGTTGTAGAAACAAAAACAAAATATGCTATCATATTTGGGTGGTTATTATTGTTATTTGGAAGTTGGTTATGGTATGGTTTATCAGAAACCCATATGTTCCCAACACTTCCACAAGTTGGTGATGGATTTGTGGGTCTGTGGAATGAAGGGTTAGTAACCCACATATTTAGTTCACTAGCACTTTGTGGTAAAGCAGTGGTATTAGCAATCATAGTTGCATTATCATTTGTTTATTTATCACCATTACCATTAATTCAACCAATAGCACATATGTTATCTAAATTTAGATATCTACCACTTACTGGTGTTGCTTTTTATATTACAATGGTTATTTCTGGTGGACGAAGTATTCAAGTATGGATACTTGTGGTATTTATGACAACATATTTAACCACCTCACTTTTATCGATGTTAAAAGACATTAAAGAAGAAGAATTTGACCACGCTAGAGCACTTGGGTGTAACAGATGGGAAATACTTTGGGAAGTAGTTGTTAAAGGTAGATTAGATTATGTAATCGAAATGGTTAGACAAAACCTTGCTATCGTATGGATGATGCTTGTTACAGTAGAAAGTATTATGGCATCGGCTGGTGGACTTGGATTTCTTATTAAGAATTCAGATAAGTTCATGAATCACGGTAGAATCATTGCATTACAAATAGTAATATTAGGTGTAGGACTTAGTATGGATTATTTTCTTACAACAACAAGAAGATTATTATTTAGATATTCAAAAATATAAATTATGACTAAAAAAAACCATTTCGGGTTTTGGTTAATAATATTAGGTCTAATACATTTGATGTTAACATTAATATTTGAAGGACAATTTGGTATTGATATGGCGTGGTATTGGTTTATCATTAGTTTAACAACGATATTCATTGGAATATATTTATACGAATAATTATGAAGTTTACAAGAGAACAATTTGACGAATTAGGACCCCTTCATGTAGATGATTTTCCTATTGATAGTTCCAACCAAGATATAATGTTTAATCTATTCAATAGTCTAGATGAATATCTTCAAGGAATGGCACTTCAACACGGTTTTAGTGATAGTGTTTTTAGAGACGATTTATTTGAGTGTTTATGTGATAAACTATTAGGTATGACTTGTGAAGAATACTATAAGAGTGATATTGGTAAGGATTATTTTGATAATGGTGAAACAATAGAACTTGATTTTACCATTATCAAGGGGTGGATATAAAATATTAATAATATAAATAATTAAAAACATGCAATACGAATTAAAAGACACTATATTATATTTAGACAAAGTTGAGTTAGGATATGGTAGTGGTAAAAATTATAAAACAGTCCTTAAGGATGTTAATATAGTTGAAAAAGATGTGGTTAGAGATGGTCATGTAACGGGTCAAGTGATTGCCGTTGTTGGAAGAAGTGGTAGGGGAAAGTCTACCCTATTTAAAGCCATGACTGGTCTTGTAAAACCTCATAGTGGGGAAGCATTGATTACTGAGTTGGATAGTCCAGAGGGTGATGATGCAAAGAATGTAGAAGAGGGTGATGTAGGTTTTGTAGACCAGAAATATACCTTATTCAGACATAAGACAGTTGAACAAATATTTCGCTACGCACTTAGAAAAAGTGGATTAACCAAGGTTGAGAAAACTGAAAAGGTTAATCGATATTTAGGTGAGTGGGGATTAGAAAAACAACGTAAGCAATACCCGATTGAATTATCTGGTGGGCAAAGACAACGTACTGCAATCATTGAACAAATTCTTTCATCTGGACACTTTATGGTATTAGATGAACCGTTCTCTGGATTGGATGTTGGAAACATTAGAGATGTAAAAAGGTCTATCGAATTAATTAAGAAAGACCACGAATTAAACACTATCATCTTCTCAACACATGAGTTAAGACTTGCAGTTGAATTGGCAGATAGTATATATGTAGTTGGTTACCCAGAGGGAACAACTGATTATGCGACAATCGTTAAACATTACGATTTAAAAGAAATGGGAATAGCTTGGACAGAGTATGGTCAAGCCCACATTGATTTAGTTGCAGATATTGATAATACAATGATGAATTCATAAATGGCAAGAGAAACCTTACTTAGTGGAAAAGCATATGATAATTGTGAAATGCAATCTATCAATGGTGATTTTTTAGCTTTTACCAGCTTCAAAAGAATGAATTGGTATGTTAGTAGAGGTTTAGCCGAAGTTATTGATGACAACAAGTATCAATTAAATTTTGTGACCAATGGGGATTTCGGTGATAAGAGTGATTACTATCGATTAAAACTAGAGAATAAATGTGTTATATGTGGTGATGAAGATAATTTAACTAAGCACCACATCGTACCATATCAATTTAGAAAGTTTATTCCAATGAAATATAAAAAGGGGTTATCCCGTGATGTGGTTTGTATATGCCATGGTTGTCATAAAGATTATGAAACAATAGCAGACATCTTTAAGGAAGAACTACTAATCAAGTATGATTTGGTTGATGACTTAAATATTAGTAACACCCTTGGTAAGTATTTTAATACACTTAAGAATTATAGTCACTATCAAACTAAAGAAACAATAGAACGTTTATCTAGTTTTATAACAACACATGTTGGTAGACCAATTGATGAAGTACTTAAAGATGATTGGTTAGAAACAGTCGATACTTCTAAAAAATTGGTTGATTTAGTTAATGTTGATGACTTTATTATTTTATGGAGAAACCATTTTATAGAAACAACAGAACCAAAGTACTTACCAGAAGAATGGGTTAAGGACATAAATAGAGTAATATAATGGCAGAAAGAAAAACAAAGTGTGATGTGTGTGATAGTACTAAATTTATAATTCAACATACTATACCCCAAAAAATGTTAGTCAAACAATTACAAATGGTACAAGCTAAATGTATATGTGGTAATATTTTTGAGTTCGTAAGACGCACACCTGGAGTGGGTAGAGGCAGAATTCTATAAATTTTTTAAAAGTTTTTCCAAAAAGACTTGCTTTTTATAAAAAGTTGTCTTATATTTGTACCATAATAATTACAATGACTTGTAGTCGGGGGCTTCTAATCAAACGGGAGTTATACGTAATCATACTGGAAATGGAAGTGTAAGTCTTCCCAGGTCAACAAAAAAAAATAAATTAAAAGTTTTTTAAATAAAACTTGCTTTATTAAAATAATAGTTCTATATTTGCACTGTTGTTAATTTGAAAGACAACGAAAAAAAATATATTAAAAGTTTTTTAAAAAAAACTTGCTTTATTAAAATAATAGTCTTATATTTGCAGAGTCGTTTAGAAATAGATGACACGTTCATTAAAATATTGAAAATATGGGGTGCTTATACTCCAGTCTTCGGACAAGGATAGACCAGCAATGGTTTAAAGTAGTAGATTTAGTGTCTATTGCGTTGCATTAACCCTTCGGGGTTAGACAATCCACGTAAGCATGATTACCAAACCGTATCAAGGGCATCTGCTGAGATACGAAACCCACAACTTATGGGGATTGAGTAGAAATACAATAGTAAGGTAGTTAGAATCAGATATCCTTTAGGGGGTATTGTTTGACTAAACGGTGTAAAAGCTATTGGTTGGATTCATTAAGAAATTTTATGGGACTTATCTTCGGGTAATAAGTGAAATGATTAACATGATGGTAAAACATTATATCGAGGCGTTGTATTCTTAACCACTCAAAAGGTGGCACGAATGTCAACCAGCAGACACGTCTTGAAACTTAGAGTGAGGCTTATACCAGAGTTAAATGGTGCATTTTTTTTTGATAAAAATAAAAAGAGAAAGTTCTGTTGGACTAGAACTGAAAATTAAGTTATGCCGTTGAAATATATGGCTGGTTGATTCCTCTCAAGGGATGAGATTAAATTTGATGAGTACATGTCATAAGGAACGGGGTCGCACTCGTTTATTCTCGCAAGGAACCTGGGCAAAGAAAGCTAGATTATATAAGTTCTATGTAGCAGAGTTATGGTCACTCTAAGACCAACTTAATGTTATCTACTTGAAGGAAACTGATAGTGTGTGAAAAAGCTGAAAGGCATATAAATGATAACGGGGGCAACCCACTTGCTGAACACTCAAGCATAAATCTGGGCGTACTACTTCAACTTGTTGGAGGGAGTGCAATAGGTTCAAATCCTTTTACGCCCACTAAATTATATTTCGAGAGTACTAGATAACAAATTCCAGTCGATGTACTCGTTAAGAACCTATCCGCAAGATAGGAATATACCCAAGAGTAATGGATTGTGAGGGAATTGTATAATTTAAACTAAGAATCTCATCATATGGATGAATATAAGCTTTGTAATGAAGATTATTTTAAATAAGTTGAGGTTTTTAAACGGGGATTTCGTCTAAGACAAAGGCAGCACCACACCAGGTGTTAATGAAGTATCGAACCTTCAATCCCCACAAATATAGTTGGTTGGACTATAATAGGATTATGGTACCCCTTTGAAGGGTTTAATGTTAGAAACTTAATTTTATAAACTGCGAGTTTCGTCTAAGCTAAGACGCTATCCCACCAGATAGAAATGAAGTATCGAATCTTCGACTTGCACAAATTTTGAAGTGGTGAAAGGAAGACACCCTACGGAATATAAAACTGTCCTTTGAGAATGGTGTGTGGAGCAACTGTGATTAGTACCTCCAACAGTAAAGTAGAGTCTAACCGACTAATAATCAAAAAGTCGGAACAATTAGAATAGTTAGTTTCATGGCTAACCTTCAAAAATGGGCGTACTATCACAAGTTATTGTGAGAAGTGTGTTAGGTTTAAATCCTTTTACGCCCACTATAGTTTCGAAAACTTAAATTGAGAAACCGAGAGGTAGCTCAGTTTGCTCAGAGCGTCACCCATTGGGGGTGGAGGTCGTTGGTTCGAATCCAACCCTCTCGACAAAAATTAAAATAAATTAACAAAAAACGTAACTTTAATATAGTTACACATATTTAATAGAAAGGGATAAACCCTAAACAATAGAAATTATGATGAATTATACGACAACATATCAAAAGCAGTATCCGCAAGGGGGGAAACCTAGTGGGCTGGACTTGTCGTGTATTTACTCTAAAGGTAAAACAGGTGTGTAAATAAATCAATTACATAACTTAAACGGTAAGCTCAGCTATAAAGAAATTTAGTTGGGCTTTTTTCATGCCCAAATTTCAACGGGTAATGTGCGAGTGGTTTAAGCAATCGGTCTTGGAAGCCGATGACAATTTCAAGAAGGTTATTGTCCGTAGGTTCGAATCCTACTTACCCGACTAAACATCGGGATGTATATCAATTGGTAGATTACGTGCTTTGGGAGTACGAGGTTGCTGGTTCGAGTCCAGTCATCCCGACAGAATGAAAGTTCATTGACATGTTGGTTAAGTAAAATATAGAAGTCTAGGGAGCCATTGCTCTTAAAACGTCCAACCTAGAAACTTCTATAATATTGGGATATGGTGTAATTGGTAACACGTCTGTTTTTGGTGCAGAAGAGTATGGGTTCGAGACCCGTTGTCCCAACTAATATTGCCCTATGGTATAACGGTTAATACGTCTGGTTTTGAACCAGAAGATTGGGGGTTCGAATCCGTCTAGGGTAACAATAAAGATATTTGGGAGACTGTTATTAATTCATAGAACCTATTGCGAGTGGTATCATAGAATTAAAATTATTGGGGTATGGTGTAATGTGTAACATTCAAGATTTTGGTCCTTGAGAGTGTCGGTTCGAGTCCGTCTACCCCAACTATATTGTGTGCGTAACTAAGGTATTTAGGAGTATACATAACAAGTAGTTGACTTAGTACTATCAATGAAAAGTATGTGGAAAATGATACAGTTTGAACGGAATCCCATGTTGGGGAGAGATATGAGTGCAAGCCTCATCAATATAAATTGGGAGTATTGAGCAACTGGTTGCTCAGCAGACTGTAAATCTGTGGTCTTACGACATTGGGGGTTCGAATCCCTCTACTCCCACAATTGGGAACTAAAAGCCATTCGGATATGGCATCGGGACTGTAAATCTCGTCCTTCGGGGAGTGGTTCGAGTCCACTAGGTCCCACAATTGGTCACAGATGAAACGACCAGTCTTCACAGAAAGACTTCCTCATGAGGGGATATAAATAAAGCTGCATGGGTTGTGAAAGGATACTAGCCGAGGTTGTAACCCTCTAGCTTTGTAGGGTTCGAGTCCCTATCAGCCCACAACTTGACTATAATTGGTCGGCAATGTTAATGTAGTGTTTGAGAGCAAACCGTATAATCTCGGCAAACCATCATTAATGAATGAGTTATGTATGTTACATCATAACCTTTTGTGGGGTTCGACTCCCCAATGGTCAACACGCTAGGCTAGTAAGTGTCCAACACGCTAGGCTAATATTCCTTCGTAACTCAGAGGCAGAGTACCGTGCTTTTAACACGGGAGTCGTGATATCGTAATTCACCGAGGGAACAAAAATTAGTAGCATATGCTCGATGAACGACTATGTACATGTAAGTAGGGATACTAGTCATGTTACTAATTTTAATTTGCACCCGAAGCTCAAGTGGACGGGCTTCCCGCTTTTAACGGGAAGGTTACGGGTTCGAGGCCCGTGGGGTGCACAAATGCGATGTTAGTGTAAGTCAAAGATTCTAGATTAAACACGCAACCCATAGGGGTTGAGATGGGGGTTCAAGTCCTTTGCATCGCTCAAATGATAGTATAGTGAAATATTCTGTGTAGACGTACATATAAAAATCACACCTTCTGCTTAGGTTGGAATAATTGGTATGAAATCCAATTACTATCTTAATTGCCGATATCGTATAACGGTATTACGTGCCCTTGGTAGGGGTGAAATCTCAGCTCGTTTCTGAGTATCGGCTCTAAGTTTATTAATAAGTGGGTAAAACCTTGAGGCATCCCCCTCGGACTATGACGGCTTATATTTGACGATATAAGTGTTCAAGTTTCTGGTCAAGCAATGCACCAGGTTTGGTGGAATCACCTTACAAAAGCGAGGATTAATATTAATAGACTTAACTGCGAATATCGTATAATGGAGGGGAAACCCGTATTATAGTGGCCTTCCAAGTCACGGATGAGAGTTCGATTCTCTCTATTCGCTCAATAATTGCCTCTATAGCTCAGTTGGTTTGGCGAAAGCCTTAGAGCAGCCCCCTTTTAAGGGGCAGGTCGTAGGTTCGAATCCTACTGGGGGTACTAAGTTAGTTATGACATTATGATTTGAGGCTTAATCATCCTCTTTAACTAACTTTATTGCGAGATGTAGCTTAATGGCAAAGCATCGGCCTTCCAAGTCGAGGATGCGGTTCGACCCCGACATTTCGCACTAAAAATGCCCCCCTAGTATAATGGAGACGAAAGTCGTATTACCTTGGATTTGTAACCCAAAGATATCAGTTCGATTCTGATGGGGGGCTCCATACCAGCCGATGTCGCATAGTGGTCTATTGCACTTGATTTGTAATCAAGAGAAAGAAATTTCATCGTCAGTTCGAATCTGACCATCGGCTCACATATTTATTAGTATGAAAAACTTAATCAACAAAATCTGGGCGTTCATCAAACTAATGCTACCTAATAGCTGGTTTCCAGAAGACGTAATAATTTACGCTATCGAAGATGATATGAAATCGTGGAAACTTATTGAAGTTCTCATTGTTAGAGAAATAAATAAGTATAGAATCGAAAATGGTCTTAAACCAGTATCTGGTGAGTTAAACACCAAGCTAGAAACAAAGATAAGAAGCGACTTTATGTCGGATGAAGAAAAACTATCCCACGATGGTTTTGGTGTATCATCAAGAAGACTTAAAGATATGGGGTTTAAAAGTGTTGGTGAAATTATAGCCTATGGTTATACAAATGGTGGTGATGTGGTTCATGCTTGGAAAAATAGTCCAAGTCATAATCGTGTATTACTTGGAAATTATAAATACCTGGGTGTTAGTAAAACTGATAGATATTATTGTGTAATATTTACCAGATAAATGCGAGTGTAGCTCAGTTGGTTAGAGCGTTATTTAAATCATGCGGGAGTAGCTCAATGGTAGAGCGATACGTTACCAACGTATAGGTTGAGGGTTCGAATCTGATTACTCGCCAAATTAAGGATGACATAAATGTTATCCTTTTTTATTTGTTTTATTCGATTAATTGAACTATATTTGTTAAATGATAGGAGTATGAGTCCGTACATAAAAATTGGTCGAATAGGACATCGCTACCAAAACCTATCATTTTTTAATAAATAAAACAAAGAATTATGATTAGAATTATTAAAGTATTAATGGATTTCGGGATGGATTTTGAATATGAAAATCGTGGGTCTGAAGGTGAGAAGATTGTTTCCTATGAACTAGGGTTAGATATATCCAACCAAAATGGTAAGATATATTACTCTTGTGGTTGTGAACCAGAAACAGTTGAAGATGTAGATTTTGAATACATGCGACTTGCTAGTGAAGTACAAGACGAATGTATCGCACAAACAGCATCCTTTTAATATGAGTGATGATGTAGCTTGCCCATATTGTGGCACATACCAAGAGATTAACCACGATGATGGTTATGGGTATGAAGAAGATGGAAATCATGAACAACAATGTTATAATTGTGAAAAGAATTTTATCTTCACAACCGCAATAATATATCATTATGAAGGTTATAAAGCAGATTGTTTGAATGGTGATGAACACTTATATAAACCAGTGCCAACTGCACCTAGGTGTTACGCTAAAATGAGGTGTGAAATGTGTGGTATTGAAAGAGAACCAACGGAAGATGAAAAAGTAACATATAGTATACCAGAAAAACCGAATTATGATTAAAAACCCAACCATAGCAATAATAGGATTAGGATATGTTGGGCTACCACTTGCCGTTGCTTTTGCAAAAAAGTATAAGGTGATTGGTTTTGATATTGATAATAAACGAGTATCACAATTACAAGAAGCATTTGATTCAACATTAGAGATGAGTTCACCAGAACTAATAGAGGTGTTACACCCAAATGGTTTAACTGTTACAACAGACCCATATGTCCTTGGTAAAGCAGATGTTTTTATTATTGCAGTTCCAACACCAACAAATCATAATAATGAGTCTGTATTAACACCACTTATTAAGGCATGTGAGAATGTTGCATGTGTACTTGAAAAAAATAAGGTTGTGATTATAGAATCAACTGTATAC